AGTAATCTCACCGAAGGAAAAGTGAGCGAGCCGACCGCACCGACTTCTTTGTTGTGTTTATCCTTCTTATCTGCTTTTCTGATACAACCTACGAAATATACATAGCAGAACGTTAGCATAACTGGCGCCATCGCGAATTTGATGGTCTTTCGCGCCATCCCCGACTGTACGGGGCAGTACCTACGAAATAGGTACTGGGTTGCTGGTTATGTAGTCCAAAGTAGGACAACACAACCAGAAAAGACAGGTAAAGTCCGGAGCAGCTGACACTTGCGTTTGCAGTGTAACATACTCCGCACCATCATCCGCTGTTCCCGTTTTCTTCAACGAGAACTGAGCGAACGCTGCCTGTCTGTTCGTGCCGTCTTCAGCCACACCATTGGCGTAGTTTTCAGGACGAGCAAACGAGAAATTCGCTAGTTTGAAATCCGGTAGCTGAAAGGAAATGGAACCATTCGTCACAGTGGACGTGATTGCCATTCCCGACAGACCATCGTTCAAGTAGGAACCTCGTTGCAGTCCGAAACTACGCTGCGATGATGATGCAGCCAATCCCAAGTTGGTGAAAGTTCCCCAAATGCGAAACACTGAATTGGACGCTACGGTAATCCATCGGGTGACTCGAAAGTCTCCAATGCTTCCGTACTTGTCCATAGATGGCGTAAGCACGTAGTTGGCACCACCTCGGTACCCAACATACATGCTAGCCACGTATGGCATGTGCGCCATCGTGTTGAATGCGTAAGGGGAATTACCACTTGCTGCGACGACATTGTTGGCACTATTCGCGGCATTCCATGCCGGATCAAACCCTGGTGAGTAGGGCATGATACGTAGGATTTTGCCGTAAATAGTGTAGGTATCGGTTGCTGGTGCATTGACCCATACCGTGTCCTGCGTCATGTAGCGATGTAACAAACACCGAAGTGAATTGATTGCTTCGCCAAAATTCTGCGAGTAACGGTCAGGGTGTGGCACAGCACTAGACCCAAGCACGTGCCGATTTGGCGCAATACTTGTAAGGTCTTCGGCTTGCAACTCGAAGAATGACGGCACCCTGTTGTTGCTCTCACCACCGATATGATCAGCTGGATTCGCGAATTCGAAATCATCACCACCCTTGAGGAATGTGAGAATTCGAATCGAACCAGTGGTAGGAGCAGTAAGTGCCGTCAAAACGCGAATCGTCAAGACACCATTGTCAAGACGTTCGCGTGGGGGCAACGTGCCCGTGGTGTTCCAATTGTCACCGAGTCCCTTATCAATTCCCAGCCATGGATATGACTGGTGATACGGGACCTCGATTTCAATGTCATCTTCTTCACCTATGTCCACAATTTTCGTGTAGACCGTGTTGACATCAGGGTTCGTCGACGTGATGTCACCAACGGGATCATACGAAATCTTCAATCGGCCCTTGTGGAACTTGGTGGCTACAATTTTGATCCGAAAAACAAGAGAGCCACGCCAATTGTAGAACATGTGGGAAATGTAGGAAAGCGGAGTGTGATACACTCGCTGTCCCACGGCCACAATGGACGCATTGTTGACGTCTGTACGTTGGTAAAGCGCTGGACTAACGCGAGCACACCACAAAAGTGAGTCTACGGTAGTCGCTGTGGACCATGTAGCTGCACCCAGGTACGATTCCTTTGCCTTCAAATAAGGAAGGGAAAGTTCGTCCTTAGGATGCAAACCATGAAGCGTAGGATCTATTGAAAGCTCCTGCTTCGGGTCCAGGCTAAACTTCTGTACAGCTGTACCAATGTGACCAGAGGCCAGCATGGGTGCGTTCATCGGCATCATACCATGAACGTCAGCGATGACTGGAACGTTGGTGAAGCCAAAGATTTTCGCTATGCTCCCTACGGCGCGCGCACCAATCGTGGTGGCGCGGGCGAAGGGCCCAATGAAGGGCACTTTTGTTAAGTAAGAAGCGACATTGGCAATGGCACTCGCTGGTTTCGAAATGACGCCCAATTGTTCGTCATATTCGTCACCTTGAAGTGCCAATTTTGATGTGGAACACATCAATTCGACATCCGTCATCCATCCAAAGACTTGAACTGTGACACCAGTGGTGCCACCAGTGACCGCGACAATCAACGGAGCATAAATCTGCAAATACATGCGTCCAAATGCTGCAACGTCGGCTGCCGAGGTCAAATCAAGCCAGTTCTTGTGGTAGAAGAAGGGTAATTCCATCTGACCACCAGCATTGGCTGCTGGTGTGATGAAGAAACCCGGCATCTGCGAGTACGGAACCAAAGTAGGTTCCAACGAACCTGATTGGGGATTCCGGATGCCTGCTCCTGAGAAGCCATGCAATGGCTCGTAACACGCACGAAGGAGTCCCGCCTGAAACGGCGTACCGTTGACGAGAACCTTGATGTGTAACTTACCACGAATAAACGCAAAGTTGTCAATTTTGCGTCTAATGCTGGCATTCGATAGGAACAAGTTCCAAGGGTCCAAGGATCCCAAAAGTCCTACCGCATTCGCGGTGGTCCATGGGTACGTTGCTAGTTGCGTTGGTCGTGACAAGTACGATCCTAATTGTAGGTCGTTCGTGCCATCAACCTTGGCCACAGCATTGACCGCAGAACCAGCCATGACAACCTCACCTTCGGCATTGTCAACGAAAGTGACGGTCTGACTAGTGGTTTCCAAGGATGTAGTCGGGGTAAGAGTATCGCTAGGATCTATTTCCTCCGACTGCAACTGAAAGAGAGTCTTATTACTCTGCATATACGTGCTCTGATACGTATATGCAGGGACAGTACTTCTGGTGACTGTCTCAACACTTGTTTCTTTCTTTTCTGTGTTGTTGCCTGACTAATCTTTCAAGGAGATGGACATGCCAATGCCCACTCCCGGGATCGGGACAGATTTAAATTCCTGTGACGCCTGCCGGAACCTCTTATCGAGGGTATCCCAATCAGGCAGAGTCGAATCCCCCACGTATAGTGAGTAGGGTTGCTCTGAAAGAACCCGTTGGAAGAATGAACGTCGCTCTTCAAAGAGCTCACGTCCGTGGAAGAAGTACTCACTGTTGGCCGCCGAGATGACAGCGACCATCTGTGCGTATTTGTCAATGGTGCGCGACGGCACCCAGACAGTCAACGACTTCAAAAGTGAGTCCTCCTCCAATGGGGCCGCAAAAGCGTTGAGAGTAGGCTCCCATCTCCATGCTCGCTTCAAAAAGGAGCATTGAGCAATGGAGATGTATGGAACAGACTCTGCCTGCTTGTCGGCCATGGTGTACTCAACACCAATGGTTGCCAGTTCCTTCTGGATGGCTGTGTGGTTAAACCAAGGGGCTACATGTGACACACCAAGGATGTTGTCATCCCCGTATGTCATGAGAGCCACATTGGCTTTGAAATCCCCACAGTCATCACGTCCATCGCTACGCACACCACAGTACGCGTACCGCATGTACAGGCTGTTGACCAGTGAATTGATGACCACTGTCAAAGGCTGTCCAGAAGGGTTAGAGCCAAAAAACTCCACTACGTCTCCTTTGAGCGAGACAACTGGAAATGCGACATCATGCGCAATGCACTCAACAATCTGCAACTCGTCTGCGCCATGACCAGCATGCTTCAGCACGTTGGTAATGACGCGAAATGCCGCAAGAATGAATTGTGCCACCATGCGCTTGTCGAACTTGCCGTAGTCACCTGCCACCATGCGATCTTCCCCAAATTGGGTAAGATACTGGTAGAAGTGTGTCCACTCAATCGATTGCGTCACCGCACCCGGCCCAGCCTCAAACACAAACTTATTCAGTTGCATCAGGCGGACAAAGGGCAACAGGTGCTTGCGCATGACGATGCTGAAATCAATCGGAGCGCCAGTGAAGACACGAGTCTTCTTTGCAGCAATCTTGGCTTCAGCTACCGCTTCGTCTTTCAGGTGTGCGCAATACACAGGGTATGCGCGCCTTCCTTCGACGTAGCAGTTCTCGATGTGCGCAACTCGCTCCCAAACTTCAGGAACGAAATCAACACCATCCGGTTGGTCTTCCGATGGGGCAGGAACCAAGAAAGCTTTCTTGGTCCTGTTCCACGGGAATCCCATCGAAGTGGAAGTATTGATGCGATCAATGAACTTCACTCCGGCGAGACCGTTGACGGCAGTGCGATTCGAGAGAACCACCAGTTCACGGTGCCACTGGTCATCATGGACGGCATTCAAGCCATTGATGATGTCCTTGGAAAATGCTTCCACGCAATGATTGAGCCTCCTCTGATCAATGTCCAGGTGTGGTCGCACCATCTCTTTGACATTGTTGTAGATAGGCTCCCACCCTGTCATGACCGGCGGTCCGTGCTTGACTGTGTAGTCAAGCTCGGCACACACCACATCGCGCAATGGTGTATCACAAACGCGTGTGCGCGCTTTCGCCGTTCCACCCATCAACATGCCATACACATTCGCGTTTCCTTCTTTCAGAAAACGCGTGACGCTCTTGGCATGAACAGGTAAGAGCGTGGTCTCACTTCCATTCAACGAGAACAGAGGCCTACCACCACCAGCAACAACAACATCCCCAAGCAAAAGCTTGAGATGTTCCTGCGTGACGTGTGGAAAACCTGCAGTGTATTCCCGTCCAATCGTGTGGAAACCCACGATGACCGGGCCGCGTGGTGTCATTGCCACTCCCAATGAGCCGCAGTCACCGACTTGTGTGATGTGTGATCCAACACCAAGATACACGTCCATGTTGCGACCTAGAGCCTCTACCCGCATGAACTCAATAAGAGAACAGCGGTAGAGCTCTCGGTAGCGAACACCGCCTTCTTGCTCCCGGCACACACTCACCATATGGGTGAATGGGATGTGCGCGATGTTCCAGTATCGCGTAATGTCCTTACGCGGCGGAACACCACGGACTGTGAGAGCAACCAAATCGATCTCAGGGAGCTGTGTGGTTTCATCAGTGTGGAAGGTAACACGCACGTTGGATGTGAGTCCGCCAGTATCGGCGGTACTCATGATCTTCATGCTGTACTTTCCTTCCACCTTGAGACAGTGTCGGTTGAAAACCAATCGCTGTCCCTTGATGAAAACACCCTTGGTGCGGAATTTGGAAGTTCCACATTCCGAGACAATTTCCAGACCAACACAGTTGGCAGCAAACATGTCCCGCACCTCGGCCGCTGTCTTGGTGCTATGAGTCTGACTGGCGAGAGGCACGTCGAACTGAACCAGTTCAACCGTGCTCTTGTACCAAACGTTCTCACTCTCAGTCTGGGCGAGATCCTTTTCAGTCGTGCCGAAAGTATTGCCTTCCAGCTCGAAATCAGTAGAATCCTCCTCCAGCAACTCTTCACAGTCGCCAGCCCAGCATTCACCTGTACACTTCCCCTTGCCATAACGGCAACGGCGTGTACTAGGTGCCTGCTCAGTTGGTGTTCTAATCTGGTTGCGGGAACCACCGTCGGTTCCTTCCTCTCCAGCATCCAACACCACGTATTGGGAGGCCTTCCATGACATGTAGAAAGCCCCCAGTGCGAGCGCGATCTGTCCAAGTTGCTTGACCGAATAGTTGAGCACGTGGCGACGTCCGCCAATCAAACTGCTGTTGATGACCAACTGACGTTCGCAGTTGTACCAGCGCGACACTGTCCACAAGAGAGAACGCGCAAGCCAAAATTCGGCCACCAGTTGACCCACAGCAGAGCAGACAATGGCAACTATCATCCGAAAGATGAGATCGCCAATCCACGCTGCAAGGTACTTCGCGGGGAACAACCACAGAACTGGAACAAGCATGCTCTGCAAACACTCACAGCTCTCCTGGGTGGAGTAGCAGAGTGGGCAAACACGAATGTTCTTCATGTAGTCGTCGGCCGCTTGGGCCTTTGTCTGAATGCGCTCATGGTCTTTGGAAGCATCACCAAAGTGCTTGAGAAACTCGCGCACATCGCTGAACACTGCCACAGTTTCGAGTGCGGCGGAATCCTTGTCCATGTGTTCAATCGGAACAAGCTTCTGCACCGTGATGGTCCAGTAATCTGGAAACCCTTCCTCCGGTTGTGTCAGCTTCGATGGATCGATGAACTTGCCATTGCTGTGTTTGTACTCAGCCTTGGGTTCAACGTGGACAATGTACGGAAGCCGGCGACGCACCGCCAGTGGGCAGTAGAAGTACTCATGTGCGTTGAGGTGGTGTGCGTTGGAAGTTGCTACCACCAAACGTGCCATGACAGGGGTCTTACCCTTGTCCTCCAGCGCAGCTTGCGATGGTACGTATGGAACGTTGTTGCACACACGCAGAAGCTCATCAAGAGTCGGATCGGCTCCCATGGACTTGTCGGGCAACAAGTAAGCGATGTCATCCATCTGAATGCACCACTTGCTTGAGTCGAAGTTGTTCCAGTACTCCTCGGCTGGGTTGCGCACATATCGATAGTGATCATCAGTATCGAGTCCGTGCACCTTGCCGTAGAAATAGAAGAGCATCTTGGTGAAGCTCGACTTCGCCACGCTTGATGCCCCATGAATGAGCACACCAAAGGGTTGTTTCCTCTCCTTCTGCGAAGCTCTCCGGGTCACTTCCGTGTTCTTCAGAAGATGCAGAGTCTGCAACTTCTTCTGAATGCCATTGTAGGCCATGTCCGTCTTCTTGGCGTAACGCACAATCGCGTCCCCCTTCTCAATGGTATCATTGAGATCAGCAACAAAGCTGAAGTAGGACGTTCCGTGCACCTCCAAGTTCGAGGTGAATGGTGCCAACGACAGTAACTTGTCTGCCGTGGTGTTCCACTTCTTGTAGTTGGCACCATCGTGGACAATGGCCGACCATTCGCCTGTAATACGATACGCATCGTACCGTTCGGCGATGGTGATAGCAGTGTCCACAATGGTCATCAAGAGACCCGTCTTGCTGCTGTACTTCACACGTGCCTTCCTGTCAATTGCGAGGAACTCTTCCTCGTCAATGTTGATGCCAGAGCGTTTCAAAATGCCCTGCACAAGAAGGTAGGTGTACACCTTACGCATCTTGTCCACCAACGGATTGGCAACGGCACTAGACGCGAGGTTGAACCAATCGCGTGCCTTAGCGACGTTCTCGGAGAAATCTCCTTGCAGGTCGGTTGTGGCAATGTCGAACACTGCTGAAGCAGCGCTCTTGTCAGTGTACAGTCGGTACGCCAGTGCGATCAATGCAGCATAGTCTGCCTTCGTTCTGCACTTGCGGGACCAGTAGAACAGTTGGAACAGATTTTCCAACTGAAGTACGATCCAGCGGGGCTTGTCCGACTGTGCCGACAACAGGCCTGTTAGGGCTGTGTAGTAGTCCTCAGCCTCAAACGCCTGTAAGACGAATGGATCTGTGTGTTGCTCAGCCACGAGCTGTTGTTCGCACTCTTGAATGTGCGTGTACAATGGAAGGGGGTATCCAGTCCCTCCCAGCAATCGACCTGTCACTAAAATAGTGGCATTGGTCGGGATGTTGTGTTCGCGTGGCGTGGCGGTCATCCGCAATGGACGACCGCCAAAGCTCCACCACGCACCAAAAGTTGGCAGATCGTACATGTAGGCAATCTCCCCAAAACTGAGGTCAGTGTCCACCTGTAGCGTCCTGCGCTTCTCCCCGATGACGAAGAAGAGATTGATGACGTTGTCGTTGGTGACGTAAATCCGTCTCTGCTTCCAGCGTTCGTAACGCTCATGCATAGTCACACGCGGGTGACTCTTCGATCGTTGTAGCTTCTCGAGACGTCGAGTCGCTATCCACCATCGGAAAAAGTTGCCCTCCAACAAATGTCGGCTGGCACATTGCTTCGCATCTTCAATTCGCGTTTCGATGTTCATGTGTGATCTTATTGTGTTGTATCTGGGTTGTAGGTTCGTTATTTTCTTTGGTCCGAATAGTACCGCATCGCGTTCCTTCCTGAGTACGCGAACTCAGTGCGGAGTTTACCGCCTATCAATTGTCGTTTGTACATGTTTCTACTACCTTGCCAGGCGAACCTCGGCTGCAACTGCAGCTGTATTCTACCACTACTTAACTTTTCACGTCGTCCAATAGGAGCGGAGAGGTGTTTGCGTAGTTTGCTAATAGGGTTCGAACGGTGTAAACCATTCCATGACTACTAGAACAAAAGACACTTTCTGTTTCTTTTGTTTTCTTTCTCTGTCTAACCATACGATGTTTTATTTAATATTTTGCGGTTGACAGGCTACATAATCCATTTTTACAATCCCCATGCCATTCGGATTAGGGGGTATGTGATCAATGATCTGGATTCTTCAACACTCCATGAATTACTTTACTGGGGATGTTGGAAACATATAAGAAGGGGGATGAACTTTCTCAGCGTGAATCATTCTGCTGACAACAAAGTTTACTTCCTTCAATCTTTGAACTGCAATAGCGTCTTTCCACTTTTTACAGTCCTCGGTATTAGCGTCTAGCCACTTTATACCGTCGATCAAATTGAGATACTATAGCGTCTAGCCACTTTTAGCCTAAGCTGAAAGCAGAAAGCAGATGGTAGTTCAGACCATCCTAGAAGGTTTGGAAACCT